CAGGTAAGATGGTTCCAACATATGTTACCGTCAAGAACTACCCTTGGGAAGATTGGTATGATGATAGAACCTATGTGTCTGATGGAACTGATGGTAATACTATTGGAGAAACAGTCAGATGGTTTCCTGATGGATCAGACATCTCCATCATTCAAGATATAGACAGTGCTAATGGTGTACCAGATATAGTTGATGCTAATGGAGAGATGACACCTACATGGTTCAAACCTGTACGTACTGACATGAGGGCAAACCAATCATTTAACATAGGTCTCTCTGGTACTCTCTCTATACCACTGAATAGAAAACTAATGAGGCAGTGTCATGAGGCTGCACAAGCACAAATAGAAATGTCTACTCAACTAGTTGCTAATAAAAGATTAGACTTTGAGATTGCTCGTCTTAAAAATTGTGGTGAACTTAAGAAAGCTGGTATCATGTTCCATCCTAAATCACCATACTATAGTGTATGTGCTGATGTAGTTGTAACAGCACCTGGTGGAAAGGTAGAACCTCATGAGCACCAAATACCACAACCACAGTGGGTGAATCCTAATTCTTCTACTTCTTCAAAGCTTTCCGAAGTTCCATTACAGCCCGATTCCGATCCCGTTGAGCAAGAAGTCGTTCCCGTTTTGAAAGAACAGGTTCAGTCTTCCCCATTATCTTTTTTACCTTGGTTACGACCTTCTTTATCACAGGTTTCACCACCTTCAAAAGCAAATCCGCTAGGGGTTTTGCAAGTAGGGCAGATGAAGTCGCAACAAGAGCAATAGTAGCAGTCGTAGATACAATAGGAACCGATGGGAGGTATTGTTCTGTAAAGGATAATACCTCCCATTTTGTTTCACAAATTTTTCCGTCAGGTGTTAATTCATATCCAATAACTTTTTCTGTACCTGCCTGATTCAAGTCTCCTATCCTTCTTGCATTAAGTGGAGGACACTCTACCTTTCCAGCAGTTTCGCCTGGTGTTTCAGGTGGTGATGGAGGATCTATGTCAGGTGCAGGTGGTGGATCACCAGTATCTACACCTTCAGGAACTTCATCAGATTCTGAATTTAAACTTTGCCAACTTAATCCTCTAGAATCATAATCTGCTGGTTGATAGTAAGGAGCACCAGCATCACACAATACTGTATTACCTTTAGGGTCATCATCAACCAGCATCTTGTTTTTATTTCTTGGGTTCTTTACGTTCTCCTTATGAACCTTAACACAACCTGGCATATTAACTATAGGAATTCCTATAATTTCAGTAACAGGAACCGTTGGAGGAATTACTGTTGTTGGTTCATTCTGCCATATTCTAGCATCAGCAATTTCATTTACACTAATAGGTCTTACATTAGTGTCTGTTGATTCAATATTACTCACAAATTGTACCTCATTACCATATACTTCTATATTATCAGGATTATCTACTTGTCCTACTTGTATTAAATTAGTATTGGTTACTGGTATACCATTTACATTTACTGGATATACTGTATTCGCACCGTTTACTTGGATTACATCTGCACCATTTACTTGTACATTATTAGTATAAGGTATAGAAGCATCATATGTTTTAACACGACGTATGTTACGAATACCACTCATGATACTTTACCACCTGTACAATTCCATTCAGAATCAGGATTAACTTTCTCCATATAATTAAACCCACTACCTTCAGGATAAACATATTGTCCATTCTCATCAAACCTACCTGAAGTATCTGCTATCCTTGACTCTTTTGATGGATACTTGGGATAGGGTCTCAACCCTGCTCTCATCTCATTACCTTTTCTTCTTCTTAATTGATTACCAGACTCGGCTATATTATCTTTGTCCAACCAAGCAGTACCTAGTATCTCCTTGATCATCTCTTGTGTGTAACCATTAGGATGACTCATGATTCTGGAAAATCAATTACTATTTGTGTGGGATTAACTGTTAGAGTTCCATCCATTTCTGATGCTATGTATTCCAGTTCTTTTATTAACTCTTCACGACTAGGTGCAGTGTAACCACATTCCTTTCGGGTTAAAGCACCTGGTCCAGTATGTTTAGGGAGTGCCATCTTGATTCACCATAGTTTCAGAATTATTAGGAAGTATATCTAAATCACCGACCACACCACCTATAACAATAAAGGCAGTGAGTACAGCACCAGCACCCCATACCCATTTCTCAAGTGCTCTTATCCTCTCTCTTACATCTTCATTTAATTTAGTGACTCTCTCTTCTGTCCTATCAATTCTCTTATGGATTAACTCCATACGACGAGTAGCATTTTCAAGAGTGCTATCAAGGACAGCAATCTTTACGTCTTGCTCTGAGTCTTTGTTAGTAATATCAGTCATTTTTGGCTTCTATAATTGCCTCTTTAATAACTGTTTTTAATTGTCTCAACTTCTTCTTACCAAGACCAGTTCGTTCATCTATCTTAACCTTCAACCAATATACAAAGGCAAGTACCAGTATGAACTGAATACCTTCTCCCCATGACAGGTTCCATGCTTCGTTAAGATCAAGAGATGCTGCTGCTAATAAATTCATACTACCTCTGTGGTACGTTGTTTCTATAGTCTATTTGTGGTGCTTTTGTTGTAGGAACCACTGCACCAGTTTGTGTAGGAATCAATTGTTGAATCCTTTGATCTATGTATGGTTGTAGTTCTGCCATAACCCGATCAACAGTAGCATCTCTACGCTTCTCAGGCCCTTTATTAACCTTATCCATAACCTGATTGCCACCAACAACACTGCTAGTTCCTACTGCCAGTACTGTTGCTCCTGTGACTAGTGTATCTTTAAGTTCCATTAGAGTAAAATTGCACCAATAATAAACCCTTTACCAAATGCTAATACTAACATCTGATAGTCTGTTAATTTAAATTTATCTTGTATCTTCTTTGCCATTGCCTTATCCCAATCTTTAACCTTGGTCAAGGTTTCTTTAAGGTTTAAGTTCCACATTAGATTAATTCATCTAACTTATATAGACTTGTTAGTTCTAGATTAGCAGATTCCATCAAGTCATAGGCCTCATTATTCTCTTGCCTATCTACAATAGCAATAACATCATTTACAATATAACCAGCATCCCTTACCTTATTAGCTGCTTGAATTGCAGATCCACCTGTGGTAATAACATCTTCAAGTATAGCAATCTCAGATCCTTTTTCTGGTAATGGCCCTTCTATCCATGCACCTGTGCCATGACCTTTTGGTTTCTTTCTTACAATCAACCCATTGAGATCTGAATGCAATACCGCTTCATAGGATGCCATGATAACACCACTCACCAATGGATCTGCACCCAATGTAAGTCCAGCAACTGCTCTCACACTAGGTTTAATACATTCCAATAACATACAACTGGTAAGAAGTAATCCTTGTCCACTTAATGTAACTGGTTTGCAATTACAATAATGTTCACTAGTGCGTCCAGAGGAAAGTTTAAATTCACCTTTCTTATATGCATGTTGCTTTAATAAATTTAAAAGTTCTTCTCTCATTTCCATGCCTCATAAATTGGTTCTTCGTCATCTACACTATGTTTAAAATGTTCAGTATCGAAATATGATACTCCTTTCTTACCCTCTCTAGCATCTAATACTTCATTAATAAGTATCTTCAACTCATTAACCATTTGAGGAGTATGTAATCTATTAGGACGGATAATAGCACGAGGTAGAATTGGTTCCCCATTCTCATCATGAGGGTATATATTATCAGTACATCCCTTAGTTGCAGGGCCACTCATTCCTTGAGTGTCAATCTTTTCAGTCATTTAGTTTGCTCCGACACTATCGCTTTTAATTTACCATCCTTATCGACAGTAATGTTTATATCATGTTTAAGATCAGTATCATTCTCCATGATTCTAATATCTATAGCACCACCTTCTCCATAACGAAACATAATAAATCTACTATCCTTTACTTCCCACTTGTCAGGATTCTTACAATGTTTGAATACAGGATTTGAATGTTTATCCTCATATCCTTTTATCCAAGGAGTATTTTCATTTAGATTAAACCACTCCTTCATTCAACTAATGTTCCAAATGATCTACGAATCTCACGTAATTTCTCAAGATTCATATCCTTGGTTCCACCATCATAGGCATGAGCATACCCTTCGGTAATCATCTGCTCATTTAATGAAACAGTATCCTCGTTAATATACAACCAACCAAGAAGCCTGCCATACTTCCCAGTCCCACCGACAAGTTCAGTTCTAACAGTGAGTTCATCTCCATCACCTGCAATAGTATCTTCAAGTTTTTTCTTCAACCAATTAGTAGCATCTATTCCCAATGCTTTCTCTTCGAGATTTCTTGTTCTCTTCTCTGGCGTATCAACTCCTGCAACTCTAACTCTTTCTTTCTTGAATAAGTCAAACCCAAGATCAATGGTGACATCAATAGTATCGCCGTCAAGAACACGATTTATCTCCGT